ACTCTAGCGATTCCAGCAGTCAATGCTTTTTTGGTAGTTGTTCTATTCACTTCAGTGTCTTCAACACCTAAGTATTTGATAAATAACTTTTCAAGGCGTTTATGTCCATCCCACGATATTTTATTTAGATAATCCCTTACTGGATGATAAGCATTTTGCATTGCTACGCTTATAATGGCATCTTTTGTTTTACCTGAATGGTGTATGTCATAAATCTTTTCGATATAACTTCTTAAACTGCTATCATCACCGTCTTGCCATTGACGTGTCTTAAAATTAGTATTCCATGGCACTTTCCCTAAACATTCAATTTGTTTCGTAAATTCGTTAAAGGCTATTTTTCCTTTTAAATTTGGATCATTACGCAATATAATTTCTATATTTGGGATACTAGCTTTGAAAGTACCTTTCGAAGTAATTTCTAACGTCTCAGACCATGCATCATCGCTATTTTCTATTTCATCGAAATCCTGCATTGCATCAGACATTTTGTCATTAATTAATTGCTTTTTAACAACCTCATCATTTTGCGCTCTTTGCTGCATTGCTTTATAACTAGGTAGTCGATTAACCGGAGTATCTGTTTTAGTTTCTTCATCTTGAGCACCATATAAGTGTATGCGTACTAAATCAAAACTGTTCACAAGCATACCGCTTACGGGATCCGTATTATGATGAGAATAGGCAAACTTGTTATTTTCGTATAACACCAATCCACCTGCAGTTGAACCTTCATGATAGGTATAACGGTTAGTAGAATGTTTTTCGTATAAATCAGGAATAAAAGTTTCTATAGCTTCTTCTATCGTATAGGCTCTACAAAATGCACCAACAATTCCCGGCTTTTCTTCTGGGTCGCCTTGCTTATCTGCTAATCTTTTAGTCTTACTCTCTTCCCTTGAAGACGTTGGCCATTCTAATGTGTCAGTCCAATCAACATATTCATTTAATATTTTATCTGGGTCTAACAAAGGTAAATCTTCATAGGTAAAGAAAAATTCTGCATCATTGCTAGTTGAAGGCCAATACATTAACCTATGTGGTTGATAAGTTGTATCATCGAAGTAATCCATGCCAACGATATCTGCGACTTTACGCCCAATAGCTTCATACTCATCTGCATTTACATTTCGTTTTAAAGGAATCACTAAACGCAGTCTTGGACTTATCTCTCTATGCTTATGTGTTGAATATAAACAGTATGCAAAATCATAAAACATAGATAATATGTCGGTCATATCTTGAGCAGCATAATCGATATCAAGTGTTAGCATTGAACGATTCATGACTTGACCAGCACGCCGTTTACCTTCTTTTAAATAACCGCCGACAAATCCGCCAACATCTTTTATATCTGCTTGTTCGGACTTAGACATTTTATTGTACTCAGTTAAATCTTCTTTAGTTCTAACTGTTTGTGCTAGCTTCTGCATAAAGTCAGACCAAGCCATATTGTGATTAGTCCAATGTGTGGATAGGCGACTAGCAGCATAAGAATATGAGACATCACGATCATATTTAATTGTTTCTATTTGAGTGACTTTGTCTAACATGTTCGGCTCCTTTCATTATTTTAGATAGAGCAGAGAAGCCAACGCCTCTCTTTAGCTTTTGAATCTTTTTCTAATTCGTTCAACTTCATTTTCATAATCTTCTAAACCTTCAACACCATTATTTTTTACTAACTGCTTGAAAAGATAAGCATTCATATACTCCAATGCTTCTATGGTTTTTATCTTATGAGAAATGCTACTTAACAAGATCAATAAAAATATAGATAAAACAATTGAAATGACAATCCACATATTTACAACACCTCCAGTGCTATTGCTAAACACATTAATATAATTAATTCAAAAATGATAATAGCTATTACCATGAAACTTCAGCTCTGATTTTCTCAAAGTCACTCGGCGCCTCTACATCATCATTAGCCGTCATCATAATATATACTTGCTCAGTTACATACTTACCTAGCTCATACATTGCTAATAAAAATAATAGTCTTAATATTTGTTTAATCATTGTTTATCTACCTTCTTTACTTCGTATAAGACCGGATATAAATTTAAAAAGTGTATTCTATATCCAATCGTCTTAACTTCTACTTTGTCGCCTACTTTTAACCTAGCTTGTATATCTGCGCTATCAAATTTCTTTTTGAATAATAAGTCGGAGTTTTCAATGACTTGTTTGTTGTCTAATACAATATAGAACTTGTCTTCTTTATCTTGTCTCTTGTTATATTTATCTGTAATTGTCCCTTGATGTACTTCTTTGTTTTGGTAACTAGCCACTGTATAGATAGGCGATATGACAACAAGCATCAGTGCGATTACGCCGAATAATCGCAGTATTCCAGCAATAAAGATATCGAACCAATCCATATTTTTAAGTTTTTTAATCATCATTGTCATCTCCAGTATCAATTAAACTAGGCATCATTCTTAACATAGCCCTTAGTTCATGTTCATTCATATTAGCCATCATAGGACTGTAAAATTCACTGTCTTTATCATTAATATCTTTAATAAAATCATTTTCAATCTTAGCTTTTTCTTCAGGTGTTTTATTTTTATATTTTTTGATTATTTCAGTGTACTTTTTCGAGAATTTCATTTTAGGTATGTTAATCATCGTCTGCCTCCTCAATAAATGTAAATGATTCAATCTCATCTCTTTTAACCCATACTTCATTGTTGAACACATCTTTGACCGGAAGAAAATACTCAATCCCTAACTTCATAACAAGTTTAATATAATCACCAGAAGCTAGATCTGTTGTTGTGTAATAAACTCTATCTGAAATAGTTTTAATTCTAACCTCCGTCATTTCCCACACTCCCTTATATTTTCATACAACTGACCCACTTTAATAACTGCATCTCTTTTAACTTGCGCCTTGTACTTCTCTTTCGCTTCTTCTTTACTCTCTGCCTCAACAACTGTAAACCTTTGATTGCTCTTAGTTTTAGTTATGTGTGTATGCTTACGTCCTGTTGAATCTTTAAATGTTGTGACTAAGTATTGCATTAATCTATTACCTCATGCGTAATTGTGTAATATAATGTTTTTCCGCCTGATTTTCTAGCAACATTACTAGCTTCTTTAGCATCCAAATATTTCGACGCATTCATAACATCATCAGTGAAGTAATATCCGGCATCACGACTTTTATATAAATAAATTCCTTTATTAACCTCTACAACATAATATTTTTCTTTCTTCTTCACTTCCCCAAAACCTCCTTGACCCGATCTAATATGTCTTTACACGTATCCTTTTCCTGCGTCTGCTGTTCCATCTTGTCTTTCGTGGTTCCTTTTCATTTTCTTTTTGTATGCGTCAATGAGTTGGTTGATAGAATAATACTCCACAGCTATTTGAAAAGGTAATACTAATTCCACATCTACCAACAAATCTAAAATATGATTGATTTCTAAATCGCCAGTACGTTCATAGTGTTTATTTTGTTTATGATATTCTGTCACTGAAATAACTTTGTGTAATTTGGCTAAAAAACTATATTGATTTGTTAATTCTGGTATTTCACAAAAATAAGTTTCGGGCTCTTCGTAACTTTCAGTCATCAATACATAGGATAGTGCAAATGCCAACATATCTGATAGTTCATCAAGTTGTTCTTCAATAGGTTTACCTTTTAACTTTTTCCAGTTCTTGAATGGCTCTATTGTGTTATACCATTCGAAAAATTCTTCTACATACGCTTTGTGCGTATCTTTCGGATTTTTGGTTTCAATTCTATCGTCGAACTCCTTTTGTATTTGTAATAACTCTTGTAACTGATCAATTGTTAATGTATTAGTCATTTTCCTGCTCCTCCTCATATTTATAGACAACTTGACCTGCCATAATCCCTACTGCTTCATCAAGTTCAATACCTTCTTTAACTGAATGTTGAATAGCATTTGTCATTCCCTCAAGTATTTCATCAAACGCTTGCGCTTTCTTATACACGTCTTCAACCTCTTTTAGTAATCCCTCTGTGTCATTACCGTTATACGCACTAGCACTTATAACGGACTGTTCTATTTGTTCACGGTTATTCATTAGTGTCATCCTCCATTTGTCCTAAAAATTCGTAGAACTCATTTGTTCCGTCTAATTTGTCCATTCGGTACAATATAGCACTTGCGTTGATTTTAGCTCCCATGTTTATAGCTACTGCCTTGTTCGCTCTACTCTCAATCTGTAGTTCGTTAAGTCTAAAACGGTAAAATTCGTATCTTCCAAGCAATTCATTTTTGACTGTGCGCCACATGTTCTCCAGCTCTTCGTTACGCTCTCTTAACTTAGCTATATCCACGATAAGCTCATCGCGTTGCTTCTTGTACTCATCACGTTGTTTTCTCATCTTCTTCAACCTAGCGTCCATTACACCTAGTTGGAACCCTGTTTCATAGTTCATTCTGGCACCTCCAGTAACTCCGGATTTTCAAACTTATTGCCCAAGTATTCAATAGTTGGCATTTCACGAACTTCTTCAGCCTCAAAAACTCTCAATAGATGTACGTCGCCAATTATAGTGCCAATAGCGTTTCGAGTGACTACGCCTGTAGCATCTAAATAAATGTATGTTTTATCCCGTTCGATGCCCCACAGTTTCGTTGATACGACTTTTAATATATCGCCCTCGTATAATTCTCTTCCCCACAGATTTATACCAATTGACTGCATAAGTTCTACATCTGCCATTTTCTCAGTCTTTATAAACTCCTTTATAACCTTGCCGTATTCATTTTCTTTAGTTGAATAACTAACTTCGCTATTGTGAAGATCTAACGCCACAACCTCACACATCTTTTTTGTTTCGGTGTCCCATACTCGATATTTCGGCATCATTCTACTACCTCCACTTTTTCGACCTCTATGCTTGCAGTTTTGAATGGGAGTTTTTTACGAGTCAGTTTTAATGCCATATTCTTAGCTTCTTCCTCATTTATACTTTGCACAAAATAATGCTTTTTTATTTTGTAATCACATTTAGATGCTAAGAACTTGATACAAAGACTTACTTTATAGGTTTGCATCATTCTACCAACTCCCCATCTTTCCAAATCAATGTCATCGTCATGTCATCGTTTAAGATATAGAATGCTTTAGTAGGCACACATCTGCCATATAAACATTCTTTTATACTAGTGTTCTCATATAGTGTAGAGTTATAGTCTCCTTCTTGAATCTCGAATAATTCAATCAACCTATCAACCTTAGTCTCTTCTGTAATATCTTCTTCAAATTCGACTTCAAAAGTATCATCAGCTGATACAAAACCTTTTATGATACAATTTCTTCCGTCATAAAGAGAGAAGCACTTATAATCAATATCACTCTTGGTTTGTGGATAAAAATTTCTTCCTGTTGCTAATCCAGGGTTATCCCATGCCCATTTAATTAATTCATCTAATCTCATTTCTTTTTTAACTTTGATTTTCATTGTTATATCTCCTCTTGAACAGTAAATTTATCGTTAATTGATACATATCCAGTCACATTACATAAGATGCTATCAACATGAAAAGTCACAAAACAGTTGCGCTCAACATCATTTGAATAGAATCTTTTATTACCTGATAACTTGGGGTTATCCCAAGCCCATTGGATAAGTTCAGGTAAATTCATTTCTTTTTCAATTTTGATTTTCATTGTTTCCGCCCTTTTAAAATAAAGTTAGTTGCTTCTGTTCCTCGTATTCCAAATCCTGTTGCTTTATATATGTTTCAAGCTCTTCAGCTGTATCAAATGTCTTTTTCACACCTTGCCAACCTGGTACGATATGCCCGTGAAAGTAATAAGTGCCGTTCACTACATGGATATGTGCCACTCGTTCGTTATCCTGATACAGATATCTCTTAGAGCCGAAAAATCGGCTTAAGTATTTTTTGCGTGCGCTACCTGTCATGATCATCACTCCCACAAATCAAATGCTCTTTGGACGTAAAACTTCGCCTTTGCTAAATCCTCATGACCATTCTTTAACGGTGCTCTAGACAAGTATTTGATTGCATTACCTATTGCGAATGCTAATTGTGGTGGGTACTGTGCCGTAACTTGTTCAATAAAATCTATAATTTCAATGTCGCCGTATGTGTAGTGCGCTGGTTGCTTAACATTGTCTTGTATTTCGTTCATATCTACTTTTCTGTTACTGATTATGCTCATTATGCTTCACTCCATTTCTTAAACATTTGGTTATAAGTGACATCGAACCAGTACGGATCACGTGAATGTTTTTGTGGCGTTCCATCATAAAGCCATGGTCTCAATCTTCTCTTTCTTTCTTCTTCATATTCCGCTCTCACATTTCGTTGGTATAGGTTCAAAATCGCTTTTTTTCTGATTTTTTCTCTCTCTTTTTCTTCATCTTTTATTTGACTCTGCATATATTCAACTTCATCTTTAGATTTTGAGTCTTTTCTTCCACACAATAATTCATCGCCGCGCATTTTATGTTTGTATCTATATCTAAGAAGTTCTGGAGATATGTGATATTTTTCTGAAACTTCTCTCAATGTCATTAGTTTTCCTTTGATACGCACTCTTATAACTTTTCTTCTAGCCATCATTCCACCTCTAAATCTAAAACCTTGATATTTATAACGTTATATTTTAATAGTTCACCTGGATTATTAAATAAATAGTCCGCCAAATT